CGAGAAAGATTATAAAGAATGGCTAAGTAGCCAAAAGGAGGATTAAATCATGCAAGACTATATTTCAGATTGGTTCATCCCGATGGACTTTGGGTATGACATTCCGGACGAAGAGCCGGACGGTGAGGACAACTTTAATTTTGACTGAGAGTGGTATGAAAGAGTATATTTATTTAATCCTGTTTCTGATAATAGGAATTGTTGTCGGGAATAGGGTATTCAATCACTTACACGCATGGCTGGGCGTAACAATAATATCAGCCACAATAATTTTCTTTATTTACAAACTGATTAAAACATTGAAAGATGAAAAGACTGATTAAGTTAACGATGGTATGTATGACCTTAGTAATGTTTGTCTCCTGTGAGAGAGTAGCCCCTAATTATGCAGGTGTCCTTATGGAGAATTACGGCAAGCAGGGAAAGGAGGATTTCAAGATTGTTTCCGGCAAAGTGTCCACATGGGAATTGGGCACAGAACTTTTTCAGGTTCCGCTATTCGATCAGCGTGGAGAATTCGCTGAAGCTGTCACACTGAAAGCTGCCGACAACACGGAGTTCAAGGCGTGTCCTACATACAGCTATAAAGTTATCAAGAACCGTGCCATTGATGTTGTCTTTGACAACAAGCATATTGGCCGTGGAAGTGACTTTATGTCTTCGTTGGAAGATAACATCTTGGAACCACGTATATATGATTTGATAAAGGAAGAAAGTCGAAAGCATAAGACCGATAGCCTGATGGCTGACGGAGGGTCGTTGGTATTTGAGAAACGGTTGGAACAGATAGTTGACATGGAGTTTGAAAAAAGAGGTCTGCAACTGCTCACATTCTCCGCACAACTGGAGTTCTCCGAAAAGGTCCGTGAGAAGATTGACAGCCGGAATGAAGTGAACACCAATATATCCGTACTGGACCAACAGATTGAGGAACAGAAGAAACGCAACGAGCTGGAACAGTTGAAAACCGAACAGGCTCTTATCCAGTCAAAAGGTCTTACCAAAGAAATTCTTTACAAACAGTTCATTGACAAATGGGATGGGAAGTCGCCGATTTACGGTTCTATCCCTGATTTGATCAGAATACAGAAATAACTTTGTAACCTTGCCTTCCCGGTCTGTGAAGATAGGGAGGCAAACGGGAGGTTGGCGGAAATGGCAGACGCTAATCAAGATGTAAGGTGCAAAATTCTAGGATAACCGTTAATATCCAAGCCGGCAACCTACGAGACATCTTAGGGGAGCTGACTTGAAATCAGTGAACTGCAAAAACACCACTCATGCAGGTTCGAATCCTGCACCTCCCACTATAAATGAATAAACGTTGAATATCAAACTTTAAAAGAATTAATTATGATGCATACTTGGTTTGAATGCAAAATCCGTTACGAAAAGGTAATGGAAAACGGCATGAACAAAAAAGTAACTGAGCCCTATCTGGTTGACGCGTTGAGCTTTACTGAAGCAGAAGCCCGTATCATTGAAGAAATCACTCCGTATATCAGCGGTGAGTTCACTGTTTCGGACATCAAACGCGCCAACTACAGCGAACTGTTCCCCTCTGAAGAAGATGCAGCCGACCGCTGGTTTAAGTGTAAGCTGTTCTTCATCACGCTGGACGAAAAAAGCGGAGCGGAGAAAAAGACCTCCACTACCGTATTGGTACAGGCTTCCGATCTTCGCGATGCTGTAAAGAAACTGGACGAAGGAATGAAAGGTACAATGGCAGACTATCAGATCGCATCCGTAGCCGAAACCGCCATCATGGATGTATATCCGTATGAAGCTAAGGAAGTTCCGATATCCAACACTCAGATATCGGAAGGTGCTGATTCTCCTGTAGTACGCAATTTTATCCAGTCCCTACCGGATGGTTGCAGGACAACCATAACAGTAGCAGGAAAGCAGGTTGTTGTCGACAAGACCGGCAAGGACACAGTAGTAACCCCACATAAGGAAAAAGACGATGACATACGAGGAGATGATTAAAAAAGCGCAGTCGTACAAAATGCGCGGGAAGCCGAAGAATGACGAGCACCGCATACAGTCCGCTTGTGTCCGCTGGTTCCGCTTAAAATATCCGAAACTTAAAAACGTGCTTTTTGCTGTTCCCAATGGTGGCAGACGTGATGCCATCACCGGAGCGAGACTGAAGGAGGAAGGTGCGACCAGCGGAGTGTCAGATTTGATACTGCTGAAGAGCAACCGCTTCTATGGAGGACTTTGCATTGAGATGAAAAAGCCGGGAGGCCGCCAGTCTCCTGCACAAAAGGAATGGCAGAAGGATGCGGAAGCCAACGGAGCGAAATACGTCGTCTGTAAATCATTGGATGAGTTTATGAAAGTGACAATTGATTATTTGAATGACGTATGACAAACAGAAAAACTATAAACCATAAATTGAATTGCAAGTATGGAGATAAACTGTAAATATTGTCCTAAAAACGATGGGACCGGCAACTGCCTCATTAACGGATGCCCCCTGCCTCCTGTCATAAAGGAGATAGAAGAAATGCAGTCCTTTTTGGAGATAACCGCAAGTGACAATCCAAAGGAGCTTATAGACCGCCTCACTGATATAAACGTCTATCTCGCACGCTCTGGCAAGCTGCTTGCTGACGCCAAGGCATATCAGGATCAGGTGACAGCGAATGTATATGCCAGCCACATGGAATTCATCTCACGTGTTCCCGCGACTGTCGCCATGAAATTTGTCGCCGCGCAAAGTGTGACCGCCAATCAGATTGTGACATGGCTGGACCGTATAAACCGTACCCTTGTCCATGCCGGAGACAATATCAGAACCCAGATATCCTTTGCCAAACAGGATATGGCACTGCAAAGGAAAGGCTACTGATAAATAACGTTTAAATTATTGATATTCAGAAATATATTTATTGTAATCCCATAACAAAAAGTTAACTTTACAATATATATAACAAACTGATTATCAAACAATAGACATGATGAAAAAGGATACAAAAAGGAAATCATTTGTCTTCTATATAGAATGGCAGGAAGTGCTGATGGAATATCCTGAGGAGGTCAGACTTGAAGTGTACGATGCAATTATCAAGTACGCCGCATCGGAGACACTGTCGGAGCAGAAACCGTTGGCTAAAATGGCATTCTCTTTTATAAAGAAACAGATAGATGAGAATTTGCTACATGAACCTCCAAGCGGAGAAAACCACTGGAACTGGAAATGTGGAATTACTGATGATAACCACAGATGCAGGAATTCAAGCGGCTATAGAAATTGGCGAAATTCAGTCTTGGAAAGAGACAACTTTACATGTTGCCGTTGTAAAAAACGTAACGTGGAGTTAAATGCACACCATATCAAACCATTTTCTTTATATCCCGAATTGAGATTCGATATAGATAATGGCATTACATTGTGTCGAGAAATGTCATATAGGACTACATAAAGAACAAATGAAATGGGAAAAGAAAGTTTTTTGATATATAAATCGTTTTACAAGCCTATATCGAAGTTATCGGACAAGCAACTTGGAAGATTATTCCGAGCTATATTCAAGTATCAACTTGGCGAGATTATTACGGTAGAGGAGGACATTGAAATAGCATTTGAGTTCTTCAAGAATCAATTTGAAATAGATGAAAACAAATACCATGGCATTGTCGAGAGAAACCGTAGTAATGGAAGCAAAGGGGGTGCTCCGAAGAGAGCGAAGAATGATAATTCGGATGATATTGGAACAACCCAAATAAACCCAAATAACCCAGTGGGTTTTTCAGAACCCAAAAAAGCCGATAATGATAATGATAATGTAAATGATAATAATAACTCTCTCTCTAGCGCGCATACGCGTGAAAACCTGGGCGATATTTCATCAGAAACATTCGATATGGATTTAGACAAATGCTTCGCGGACCTAAAGTCTGAGGAAGGATGGCTGAGGGATGCTTGGGAACGGGCATACAGGAACGGATTCAGGAACTTCACTTTGGATGAATGCAAAGACAAATACGTTGACCTGTACTATTGGAAGCTAAAGGGGGAAGGCGTTACACACAAGTCTGTTTCAGATGCAAAACGCCATTTCTCAAACTGGTTGATAACGGAACTTAAAAAACAGAAAGATGACAGAGCAAGAACAAAAACTTTCAGCAGAGCTACAACAGATCCGACAGGAAAAGTCATTTGCAGCGAAACTGAAACAGGAACAGATATACAATCTGGTGGAGCGTCACAAAAAGACTATTCTGCAAGATTTTGAATATGACCTGACGAATCCAGCCGAATATTACGCCCATCGTGATCTTGTCAGGCAGCTGGGCAATGATTATACTGGACGTGAATTCAGGGAGTTCGAGGTTGACGAGAACAACTCGAAGGTATTGTCTTTCCTGCTGTATTACTTCAACGGATGCAGACTGGCCGAGAAAGTGTTTCCCGATGAGGGTTACAAGATTCACAAGAACCTGCTGATTGTCGGGGCACCCGGCACTGGAAAAACAATGATCATGCAGATTTTCGCCGATTATCTGCGTCTGACACGGAATCCCAGCCAGTTTGAAAACCTCTCCGTCACCCAGATGATGAACTACTACAAGATGAACGGACACATAGACCTGTATTCCTACAACGAGGGGCAGTCAAAAGGATTCAATCCCGCCCCGTTCAATATCTGTCTGAACGACATAGGTTTGGAAACCGAGAATCAGAAGAGCTACGGTACCAGTCTTGACAGCGTGATAGACGAGTTTCTCTATGCGCGTTATGAGATTTACCAGCAGTTCGGGAAGAAATACCATATCACCAGCAATCTGAACATCGGTGATTTCAGGAAACGGTTTGAAGGACGTCTGATTGACAGATTCAAGAGTTTTAATGTCATTCCCCTGCTCGGAAACAGCCGCAGGAGATGACAGTTATATTAAGTTAAGCAGATGCGTTTTTAAGATTATATTATTTGAGAAACAAATAAATAAAAGTTATCTTTACATACATAAAAGAATTAATAAAAACCAAGAGCAATGAACATTACGAAAGTTTTGGCGGAAGAAGTTGCCAATAAAATGGTAGAGCCGTTAGAAAAGAAAATCAACCTGTTGCATGATGAACAGGTCAGGATTACGGAAGAGGTGATCCGAAAATCCATTCCACAGGAAATCACCGACTGTTTTCAAAAGTTCCGGTCTTATTTCTCTGTTGCATATAGCATCACACTGTTTAACGGTTCCTATGAAAAACGTGTTGCCGGACTGAAAGGATTTCCCAGCGCAAACGCTTACTATCCTCACATTGAGGCGGACAGGGAAGTTATTGAAAAGATAGACAAACTGGAAATCGAGATCAGTGCGGTAAAGGATGAGAAGACCAAGGTATATGAATCAGTCGTTGCGTCACTTCTGACATTACGGACATTCAAAAGAATCAAAGAGAATTTCCCTGAGGCATACAGACATATTGCCTGCTATGAAGATAAGGGAAAAACATCCGTATCCCTGCCGATAGACAATATCATGGACACTTTGAAAAAATACACCGTATGACATCTTGGGGAAGTTCACATTTTACAACTTCTCCCCTATTCTGCGGATAATCTGACTTTATTTTTATTTGAAAGTCAAGCAAAATTTATTATTATGCAAGAAACAACTCAATTGAACACACTGACCAACATCGTATTTGTCCTCACGGACGTTTTAGAAACCAACCTTCTAGAAATGCAGCAGCAATACAAGAAGGAAGGCTTTGAATTGCGGCACGATTCAAAAAGAAACTTCAACACAGCCATAGCCGCGATAAAGAGATTGAAAAGTGATGTGAATCATTGCAGCGAATCCACTCAGGAAAACTTCGGCAATGATTCTGACATGGTGAACGCCATGTTGCTCACACTGATTGACAGATGCGGTGATGATGACAACCTCGCTTATAAGATGTACGAATACATTAAATCTTTCCCGTCCAAACTGAATCTAGACTTGGATTTGGATAATGCGTTCAGCCACCTGTTTAAAAAGGAGAAATTATGAAATCGCAGAAAAATATCTTAAAATCCATTGAAGGTCTGTCCGATATAGAACTATTTGTTATTGATCTCTTTTGTGGCGCCGGCGGTTTGTCCGAAGGTGTGGAAGAAGCACGATTGGATGGAAATAGATGTGGAAAGGTTGTTTGCTGTGTGAACCATGACAAGAATGCCATCCTTTCACATGATGCCAATATCCCTGATGCACTTCACTTTATTGAGGATATCCGTACACTGGAACTTTCCCCGATAAGCACTATTGTAGAACGTATCCGTCAGCTATACCCTGATGCCATGATAATGCTTCATGCTTCTTTGGAGTGTACCAACTTCTCGAAAGCCAAAGGCGGTCAGCCGAGAGATGCCGACAGCCGAACGTTGGCAGAACATCTCTTCCGTTATATTGATGTTATAGACCCTGACTACATTCAGATTGAAAATGTAGAAGAGTTTATGTCATGGGGAGATATGGATGAGAATGGGAAACCTATCAGCATGGACAAAGGCCGGCTTTATCAAAAGTGGGTGCGCAATGTCAAGAAGTACGGTTACAACTTTGAGCACCGCATCTTAAATGCTGCCGACTTCGGTGCCTACACCACAAGAAAACGCTTCTTCGGCATCTTTGCTAAAAAGAACTTGCCGATAGTATTCCCAGAACCGACCCACTGTAAAGGTGGTAGGCAAGATATGTTCTCGCGGCTGGAGAAGTGGAAGCCGGTAAAAGATGTGCTTGATTTCTCTGATGAAGGAACTACCATCTTCAGGGAAAAGCCTCTTGCAGAGAAAACGCTTGAACGTATCTATGCTGGACTTATCAAGTTTGTAGCCGGAGGAAAGGATGCTTTCCTTTCCCGTTACAATACGGTTCGCCCTCAAGACACATGCAAATCAGTTGATGAACCATGCGGAGTGTTGACTACTGAAAACCGCTTTGCAAAGGTACAGGTAAGTTTCCTCTCCAAACAGTTCAGCGGACATCCCGAAAGCAAGAATGTGTCCGTAGAAGAACCGGCAGGTGCAATCACCTGCAAAGACCACCATGTTTTTGTCTCTGCTTATTATGGAAATGGACATAATCATTCGGTAGACCTTCCAGCTCCAACGGTCACAACGAAGGACAGGATGGCTTTAATTGAAAGCCGATTTATGTGTTCTTATAACTTTAAGGATACAGGAAAGGATATTAATCAGCCTTGTCCTACACTTCTGACTAAAGACAGACTTTCCCTTGTATCTCCATTTTTTATGAATCAATATTCTGGAGGTGGTCAGGTGTCTGATATAAACTCGCCATGCCCCGCTGTTACCACAACACCGAAACAAAACTTGGTAACATGCCAGCCGTGGATAATGAATACTGCATTCTCAAATGTAGGTAGCAGTATAGAGGAACCCTCCCAGACCATTACCGCAAACAGGAAATGGCACTATCTGATGAATCCACAGTTCAACAGTGCTGGCGGCTCTGTTGATAGCCCCTGCTTCACATTAATAGCCCGCATGGATAAGATGCCGCCCTATCTGGTAGCAACAGAAAGCGGTCAGGTAGCGATTGAAATCTACGACAATGATAGTCCTATGACCGTGAAGATAAAGGAGTTCATGGCACTGTATGGCATAGTGGATATTAAAATGCGGATGCTTCGCATTCCGGAACTCAAAAAGATTATGGGATTCCCTGAAGATTATGTTTTAATAGGCACACAAGCTGACCAAAAGAAATTTATCGGGAATGCGGTGGAGGTTACACAAGCGAGAAAAAATACTGAAGCACTTTGCAAAGTATTGAGAAAGTTGAGATTGAAGAAATCAAAAGAAATAGCTTAATGGAAAATGGAAAACTTATATTAGATGCCTGTTGTGGCAGTAGAATGTTTTGGTTTGACAAATATAATCCTCTTGCCTTATTTGTTGACAAACGTTCGGAAACACTTACGGCCAAGGACAGGGGTAAGACAAGAATCATAGAAATAAAGCCGGATGTAATAGCCGATTTCACCAACCTTCCATTTGAAGACAATTCTTTCTACATGGTGGTGTTCGACCCACCGCACCTGAAAACACTTGGTGCAACCTCATGGATGGCTAAAAAGTACGGAAAACTGCCGAAAGACTGGCAGTCACTCATACACGATGGATTTACTGAGTGTATGCGCGTCTTGAAGCCTTACGGCACTCTTGTATTCAAATGGAATGAAAGTGAGATTAAATCCTCGGAAGTTTTGTCTGCCATCCCGTTTAAACCTCTATTTGGGCATACCACTGGAAGACAGAGCAAGACAATATGGATGTGCTTTATGAAACTGCCAATTAACTAATAACTGATTAAGAAATGAAAGAAAGACAGCTTGATTTTAACAGGCAAGATAAGCCAGCTATTGTAGAAGATTCTAACGGAGAACTGATAACTGAATTGAAAAAGCAATATAAAGAAATTCAGCAAAATTTAGGATTGGCTATAACGATGCTCGAAAAAGGGCAGCTCACCGAAGGAATGAAAGAAAACATCCTTTCTCTGACAGACCACAATGTGAATAGGTTTCTTACCCGAATGGGATATGAAGGTGTACTTGCAGAGAAACAAAAGAAATTAACTGAACAAATCCGCTCATTGAATGATGAAAATCGAAAATTACGTCATCAGCTTGGGGAGAAGGTTTCAAACGAAGATGTTAGAGAACGTTTGAAAATTATGGTATCATCATTTAGAAATTGGTGGACTGAATATGGATTTGGGCATGTTAGTGACTTTTATTTTGGAGAATACGTTGCAAAAATCTCATTGAGTGGAATGGTTTTCGCTTCCCGTGTTTCAAAGGCAGGAGAAGAAAAGAAAGAAGAATACTTGTCTCGGTTAGGTTTTGAGATAGAAGATAGGATGGTTATCTACAATGACAAATCTATTGCGCTACTAAATAAGCTACTTACCGATAAATATCCAAGTATTGATATTTATAGTATCAATCTGACCACTTCGGCTTTGAATGGAGTACCCGTTATCCAAGATGTAGTAGTTTTCTTGAGAGATTTAGACAACCTTACCGAAACCGCATCTCCTATCAACTAATTCCAAATTATTAATTCAAATCCGAAAAAGATATGAAACAGACAGTAGAAGAAGCGGCATACGATTATGCTACTAATAAAACGAAGTTCAGAAAAGACGTTCTGAAAGAAGTTGACGCGGATACCTACGTTTCACGTCATGCTGATAGTATGGAAGATTTTCAATGTGGTGCAGAGTGGCAGTCAAAGCAATCGCCTTGGATAAGCGTTAAGGAACGGTTGCCGGAAGAAGAACAAAAAGTTTTCGTTTTGACAATGCGTTATGGCGTACCATATATTCAAAAAGAAAAGTTTCGTAGAAGCAGCAATTTAGATACAAAGGAAAGATGGATTCACGGAAACAGTATCGTGTTGGCATGGCTTCCTATTCCGTCTTTTGATGAGATATTAAAGAACAACAATAAAAAATGAAAGCAATAACCATAAAACAGCCGTGGGCCTCTTTGATAGTCCATGGTATTAAAGACATTGAGAACCGTACTTGGAGCTGCCCTAAGAAATACTTAGGGCAGAGGTTACTGATTCATTCAAGCGGTAAACCTTTGAATTATGATAATTTCTATGATTCAATACTTACCAATGAGCAGTTATTGGCATTACCGGAAAACAAAGAGTGGAAAGATTTTAGTTTTTGTACAGGCTCCATAATCGGAAGCGTCGAGATAATAGACTGTGTACAAAACCATCCTTCCATCTGGGCAGAGAAAGGAGTTTATAACTGGGTACTAGCTAACCCTATTCTCTACGAAAATCCAATTAAGGACGTGAAAGGCAAATTATCCTTTTGGGATTATCCCGGTATCAAAGAGGTAAAGATAGAATGTCCGGAATGTGGCAGTATAGAAATAGCTGTTGAGGACTATACAACGGCACCATTCCCAACTTATTTGCATAGGTGTAATAAGTGTGAACATGTGATTATAGAAAGTGAGTGGAAGGAGGTAAAACAAAAATAAAATGAGTGAAGCAAAAATCATATTAGATGCCTGTTGCGGCAGTAGGATGTTTTGGTTTGATAAAGAAAACCCTTTGGTCTTATTTACTGACATCAGAGATGAAGAGCATACTCTTTGCGACGGTCGAAGTCTGAAAGTTCATCCGGATATTGTATCTGATTTTACCAATATGCCATTCCTAAATGAATCTTTTAAACTGGTAGTCTTTGATCCGCCCCATCTTTTAAATGTGGGTAAAGAAAGTTGGTTGGCCAAGAAGTATGGTAAACTTCCCGAAGATTGGCCAAGGGTGATAAAAAAAGGAATTGATGAATGCTTTCGAGTACTTGAAAATTACGGCGTTCTCATTTTCAAATGGAATGAAGACCAGATAACGGTTAAAGAAGTATTGAAAGCCATCGGACGGCAGCCGTTGTTCGGTCACACCACCGGAAGACATGGCAAGACTATGTGGATGTGCTTTATGAAACTACCAATTAACGAATAACTGATTAGAAAGGAGTGAAAAATGAAATATCCTAAAGTAAAGAAAAAGAAAAAATTTAAAAGAGATTGTCATAACTGCACTTTCTTTGCTGCATGCGCAGATAGATATCACAGGAATGCTGTGGATTGCAAAAGGTTTAGATTTTGTTCTATGTGTAAAAGTATATAAAAATGATTAGAGCAAGATTTTTTGTAGAAAAGAAAAAATGTGATGGAGATTATCGTCCATTAATATGGCCCATTCAATACCCATACTGGTGTACAGGTGAGAATGACAGATTTTTTATTTTAGTCGCTTATGTTAATGACATGGATGAACTGATGAATTTATGGCCAGAAGCATCTGATGTTTATATTGAAAAAGTGAATAAGATATTCTTCTCTGATAGGTTCCCGAAACCTTATTGGTACAAAGAGTTAAATCAATAAGAGAAAATTATGAAAACAATATTATTTACAATTATATGTGTTATTTCCCTATTATGGGTCGGAGATCTCACAATTACATTTAAGCCGTTTTCTATATCACTTCCCGGTTGGTATAAGCCTGTAGGTATCATCCTGTTTGTGTTGTCAATGGCGGTATATACTATAGGGGAATATACTAAAGGCTATAAGCATGGTTTCGATGATGGGATAAAGGAATGTGTTGAAATACTTAAAAAGAAAAATCCATGAGCAAACTATACAAAGTAACCATTTTCGGGGAATCATTCCTAATCGGGTGGTTCCCTTTTTCTTCACGCTGGTATAACAAGCTAAAGATAATCAAATGATAGTACGTCATTTTATAAGAGTTCCGGTTGGAAGTACTGTCTATTGCGACAATCAGCCGGTTAAAATACTGGAGAAAGGATATGCCCTTGCTCTATGTGATGTTAATGGGAAACGGGTATATATCACCTGCTATGATTTGGAAAAGAAACCATTCGTCAGCACGAATGGGGAAGAATGAAAAAGAGCCAACCCACGCACGACCATGAATCAGCTCTTCCTTACACGATTATGATGCAAATATACTATTTACTTTTAAAATAATCGTGTTATGGAACTGGATTTTAACAAAATAATTCGCCTTAAAAAGATTAGAATTGAGAAATCAGAACTTTCAGAAGAAGAGAATGCCTTGACTGCCCCGGTTCTGAAAGACAAAAGCCTTATCCATGAAATCTATAAAATATTTGTTAAGTTACTGAATGAGAGAGGATGTCCACCGAATATTGACAGTGTTACCCAGCGGAAGAAGTTCATTTTCATTATCCTGTACCTGTTTTCTCCAAGTTCGCTTGCCGGTGGGAAAATGACAGCTGGGTTACGCGAAGAGATGTCAAGGGTACTTGGGGTTCAGTCCAAGAGTACAATTTCCGACAACTGCGCTGATGTCGTGTTTCTCTATCAGAATTATGGGGATTTCAGCGGGGATATAGAGTATCTTTATACCGAAATCGTAAATCGGTTAAGAATCAAAGGGCTAATCAATTAATGAGCCGGAGTTTAGTGCTCCGGCTTTTGTTATGTGTACACGGTGTTAAAAGTAACAAATATGTTATTTCTTTCTTCATCTTTGTTTGTTTTATTGTAACAAATATGTTACTTTTGTAGTGTCAATTAAAAATGTTCTTTGATTTTATGAAGTATTCAGAGTTTTACAAATTGATTGAATCAGCTGGCTGGACAATCAAAAAGGGAAAGAAACATTATAAATATGTTCATCCCGACTTTGACTACTTTATTCCTGTTGGCAGACATCAGTCTCAAGAGATACCCAATGGTACTCTTGACAGTATGTTGAAAAAGGCAGGGTTAAAGAAGTGAAAGGACTGCACCCACTTCGGTGGGTGCTTTAATTGACGAATTTAAAATACACGATTATGAAGAAGATTAAGGCAATTATTGAAAAGGCGAATGATGGGGGTATTTCCGTATATTCGGAGGATGTGAACGGAGCGTACGGTTTTGGGCTTACAGAGCAGGAAGCGAAAGATGATTTTATGTCCGTACTTGAGGAGCAGGCCGAATATTATAAAGAAAAACATGGAGACTTTCCTGTGTGGTATAAGTCTGGGTATTCTGTTGATTACATATATGATTTAAGCGGATTCTTCGAGGCATTTCCTTTCATAAATGCCAGTAAGTTTGCAAAGGAAATTGGCATGAATGAATCTGTCATGCGGAAATATAAGGGAAAGATTGTAACAGCTTCCGATAAACAAAGAGCTCTTATACAAGAGAGATATAATAATCTTCTCAGAAGAATGGAAGCTGTCAGATTCTGATATTCTAGCCGTGAGGCTCTGATATAAAATCAAGAACTAATTGACAACAGAAGGCGCATCATTTTGGTGCGCTTTTATTGCTTTTAATGAGGTTATCAATGAGTAAGCCGGAGTTTAATGCTCTGGCTTTACTTTTAATCTTTCACATATTTTTGGTAATACTCTCTTGTATTACTTGTTGGTAAAACAAGTGGAATGGAAAACTTTATTTTACTAACACTTTCATTTTGTATTGCATTTTCTGACGAAGTACCAACATTTATAATTTTGGCGATTCCTATTCCTGATTTATTACCTTCTTTTTCGGTAACGGAAATAGCTATGTCCATCTCTATATTTTGTACTTTGGTCTTTCGGTTATAATATTCATAATGAGATTCATTGTCAATATAATATTCTCCTTTTTCAGATTGAATATCATCGGGACAAATTAGGACATGTTTATCTTTGTATTTTTCTTGTGTTTCTGAAACAGCATCTATTATTTGACTAAGTGTTTCTTTTATAAAGTCTTTTAGTTCCATATTTTTTTATTTATAGTATTCTTTCCCTCGTATATTCTTGTGTTCCGGCATATGTGGTTCTCCGTCAAAATGTATTTTACCTCCACAGTGGGGGCAGGTGATGGTGTTGGCATCATCTTTTATATCCATATCATCAACAAAGAAGTCACCAACCTTGCATCCAATAACATCTGCTATCTTCTGTAATGTTCCTACTGTTGGATTTCTACTAAGGTTTTGGGCAAGTGTAACCCTTGTTATACCCATTTTTTTTGCAACGGATTCCATTGTGAAGCCTTTCTGCTTGATTATTGTCTTTACTTCCATGTGTGTATGATTTTAATCAGATGCAAATATAGGGGTAAAAATCGAATAAACAAATTAAATCAGCTTGTTTTGATTGAATATAGTCATTTGTATTAAAATATATTTAGATTATAATCATACTTATGCTGTTTTGTTAATATGTGATAATAATCATACAAATAGTATATTTATTTATTGTATGTATGATTTTAATCATTACATTTGCATCATCAGAAACGAAGTAATAACAATTAAAAGATATACGATCATGGCAACAAAGAAGATTGATGAAAAGAAAACATTGAAGTATGCAGTAGCATTCTACTTCTGTACATCAGGTAAGATAAACTTCATGTTAGGCAATAAAATGTATCAGCATATAAATACTGTTTATGACCAAAGAGAAGATGGTAGAGGTTTCAATACCTGTGAAGTCGTTTATAATTACAAGGCTCAAAAGTACGAGGTTCTGAATGTAGATACAGAGATAGGTAACAAAGAGATTCAAATATTATAAGTTTAACCAGCAGGGCGTAAGCCCTGCATAACATAGAAGATTATGAAAGCAACAGATATTAAAATGTACATCAGTACATTGTCTATTATCAAAAAAGGTC